ATCAAGGCACCACTGTCTACATAAACCTCTGTGTCGAGGATTGCAACGTCTCTAATCAAACGTGCAGCAGGGTAAATCCTTGCACCAAGGAAAGGACGTGACTTAGGAACTTTTACGCCCTCAACAAATTTATCTTCAGTTTGCTTACAGATATCAATAACCCTAGTTGGGATAGATGCATCTGTAATGAAAGGACCCTTATAATTTGTGGTCTGAATAGTATCTCTACTCAAAACTCCACGCATAACTCTGAAGTCCTGCTTGCCAAGACGAACATCATCTCCTTCCTTGACATCAGGAGTGTCCTCAGCAGAAGTGATATCAGAATCAGTGCCCCTATAGAATAGGAACTGTAGACTAGATCCTGCTCGTGGAGGTTCTGTAAATCTAATACGGGTACCACCATCAAACACATATGCCTTACCAGGTTTTTGTAAGACATCATTGATAAAGATCAATAAAACATCTTCTAGTTCAATGTTACTACCATCAAGTTTTTCAATACTCAGGGGAACATTGTCCTTAGTAATCTGGAATACGCTACGGCGTCCATCAAACTGGTCTGAGAAATCATCTAGGATTTGCAGTTTACCAAACACCCATCCAGCAAATTCATCATCGTGAGTATCTAACACCGTGACTGTAGGAGGTGTAAAATCTACTCCGTAATCAGAGATAGTGGGAATACCGACGACTGTAAGTTCTTCACCAACAGTGTATCCGTACCCAGGATTTACAATGTCAATTTGACCGAGACTTCTTCCAGTACCTACGTTTACAATAACACTCGCACCAATTCCTGTATTGGCACTGACTAATGCGATGTCATCATAAGCACCTGGTTGAAAACCAATACCTTGTGTATTTCCAAATGAAACGATAATACCTCTACGAGGAAGGCGGTTAGCATTTACATCATTGGGGTTAGTATTGGCAATAAAACCAGGTTCGTCATTTCCTTTGAAGAAGACTGAAGTGATGCCTGGAGTGGGTGAACTGATAAACTCATAATCAACGTCAGGTTTTTGGAAAATGTTGTTGATTAGAATTGCACCAAAGTCTGTTGTAACACCAATGATATCAGTATTATCTTCTTTCAATGTAAAGGTTTTACCAATACCTGTGAAGGAATCGGAGATGTCATCAAAGACCATATTGCCATCATAATTACTACGCTGGAAAGCACGACCTTGGAAGGTACTACCAACTAGGGTGTCAGCATTGACAAGATTGTGAGTGCCAATACCAACAGTGGTCAATGTTAGTTTGACACCAGTTAGAGCATCATCTTTGCTGTTAGCAAACGAGAAATTGTTTGCTGTATTTTTGATAATAAAGTAATCTCTATTTGCTTCTAAAGGTGCAGGAGCATTACCACTTCTAAGTTTTACTTTTGTCCCGGTATCTAGATCATCCGTCAACTTAGTAAAGTAATTACCAGTTAGATTGATGTCTTCTGACGTAATACCAACTGTCCGACGTGTACCACCAAACGGAACATCAACGAACGTAATCTCATTATCAATGATATTATAGTCGCCCAACATGAACTGGACAGTGGCACCAACTGCGTGGTTATCTTGCTTAGTGCCCATCCAGGCACGATCCACTGTAAATTTATCTGGGTCACCACCAATATTTGTTAGTCTAATTCGCATGATCTCATCGTCAATTTGAATTAGATCAAATCTTTCAAAAAGAGATCCATCAGCAAGGGTGACATCTTTATTATTCAATGCCGACAAGGTGGTTGTCACACCATGCTTCTTGTACAGCGGTGATTGAATAATATCATCTACGGCAATGATACATTTTGTATTTTGCTTCTTCGCTTGGAAAAAATGAGTGGTGCCAATACCTACAGTGGTAATACCGATGGCATCCGATGTCAATGCAAGTGCTTTTGTTGCTGCTAATTTGAATGTGTTCTCATTGACTTTGATGGCAAACACCTCAGATGGCATGGTGGTTGCAGCACCCACACCATTCACACCATGTTGAATACCGATAGGGGAATTACCAGTCGCACAAGTATAATTCAACTCCTCACCAGTCACAAAGAAGTGATTGTTGATAACGATACTATCGCTACCAGAAATCACCGCACCCGTGCTGCTCCCATCAAATTCTTTCCGAAAAATCGGGTCGAATTTATGATTTAGTTTGAATGTCCGTCTGAAACTCTCCGTTTCGGAATTGAATTTCTTATTGACAGAACCCAGATTGAACGACATTATGGAATAGTTATTGTGGTGTCTGTTGCGATACTATCAGGACGATCAAGTCGTATCTCATATGTCCGGCAAATATACGCCTTATTCGCCAAAGGCATAAACATCAATCTCATATCTGAACCATCCAGATCAACCTCCACTTCGCGAATATCCCGACGTGGTTGAGCAGCGTTAGATAGGTTATTGTATGTGTTATAGTTTACGTTGCCGTTAGTGGAATTAGCAGCGACAGTAAACACAGAGTATTCATCGTCTGTAGTATTATGTATTTCTACAAAATACTTGCATGATGTGAAGATAGTCGTGCTCTTGGTTGATATCGGAGTCAGTGAAGGCGATGCTTCAGCAGAGATTGCAACGTATGCACCATTGAGTTGTGAGTCTCCAACGAACATGGTTGTAATACCAGAAACATTAGATTGTGCTGTTTGAGCAACACCCACCAACGTGTTCAGCAAGTGAACATCAACTGCCTGATTGGCAGCAGGGGTGTAGGTAAGACTCAACACATCACTTGATTGAGACATATCAAAGTCACCTAACGTAGTGCCGCTATCCAAGTTACCGTAGTCACTGTAGATAACATCACCAGTACCATCCATCAGGAAGTTGTACTCTTCCACTTCAACCTCAGTTGCAGTCTCATGAGCGACGATGATTGAACCAGAACGGAATTTAGTTCCATCAATGTCAATCATGGTTTCTGTGACTGGAGATCCAGAAGAAGCAAACGAAGAACTAATACCTTGCTTCTCAACATGACTGAATGCAGTGCTAGCAATGCCGACTGCTACATCACGAGGCAATTCTTCCTTATAGAAGGTAATGTCATACGTGAATGTATTGTTGAAGGGTTGGAACTGAACCAACACATCATCGGTATCGATTACGGCAAAGAACTCGCCCAAATCGAAGGAGTCTGCCAAGTCAGAATACTGGTTGATATAGCAGTCAGTGCCATCACTGAATACAGCAAATTCGGCATACTGTGTGGTGTTGAATGTTTGACCCAATGATTCGTCCAGAACCACTTGAGCGTGATACTTGACGCCAGAGGGAGCATCAGCACCACTCTTGGGGAACTTATCAATATTGACTGACTTGAGAATGTCAGGATCATTGAAGAACTGAGGACTGATGTCATCAATCTCCAATACACGGTTACCCTTACAAATCAGAGTGGCACCAAATCTAGTGCCTGTAAAGACAATCTTGTCACTGATGGTGTTTGTTGCATCAGGGACCTCAAATCCAGTGTCAAATGTCTTGAAGCAACTCAACTTATCACCACTGTCAATCAGAACAACCGCTTGTGCAGCACCACCGTCTCCGGCAATACCAATCAATGATGTTGTGCCAATTCCGACAGTAGCAGAATTGATCAGCATGTCTGAATGCTTTTTGAATCCGGCAATGTGTGCCAAAGAATCAACTGGTTCACTCCAAGAGGAGATGCCAATCTTAGACTTCAGTGAATAAGAGAACTGTTGATAGTAATCACTGTCCTGGATACGTTGAGAGATGTCAGACAGTTTACCAACATCATCTTGCCAACCAAAACGTCCATTGTAGACGACACCAGTTTCAAAATGTGCCTTGGGAGTGTCAATCTGTTCAATGGTGCCGCCAGAGTTGGAGAGTTCTGCAACCACCTTGTCACCAACAGAGAATCCATCAACATTATCCACTCTAATGACATTGGATCGTTTGCCCTCACCAAAGACTACCTTACAGGTATCTCCATTCTGGTTGTAGACAGTTTCACCACTATCAAACGTGCTTTCTACCAAGTCAATCTCAAATTTAGCAATGTCAACAATGTTAGATACAGATCCGAGTTGACTACCATCATATGAACCTGGATTTTGTTCCGTTTCGTAGGTGATGGTTGCACCGTTGAATACATTCAGGTTTGCGTTGACTGCAGTAAGAGTGAAAGTTTTGTAAGCGAAGTCAGCAGAGTTATAACCATTACCGGTGGTTACGCCCACATTCTCCACAAAAACCTTATCCCCAACAGCGAATGGAAGTGGAACAGCATTTGTGAAACCAGTTGTAGGTGTCTTGAGTGTCAGGGTTACATTGGGGAATGCATAGGATGCACTAACAATACCAACTCCATTGGTGTTATTGATAGCAATGAGTTTGTTATCACCACTACGGAGGTTATTACCACCGCTAATAATATTCACTTCACTGACACCAGAACCCTGCAAGGATACCCGGAACTTAGTAATATCACTGATTTGATCACTCTTAGAGTTGTAAACAACCAGGTCGGGTGGGGTCAGATACTTCCTACCAGCAGATGTGATTCCAACACGGTCGATAGAGAAGTTGTCTTTGAGGTAAATGATCTGGGGAATTGCTGCCTCAGGACGCAGAGTCTTGTCAGATGGATAATCAAATCCATACCCAGAAATCCGAACCTCACTAATCTTACCGATCTTAGAACCAGTTGGACGCAGGAGAGCAGAAGTGCCACTAGTTGAGGCAACACTCACCTTAGGAACATCGCGGTATCCAATTCCTCCAGACAGAAGATCAACAACTGCCACAGGACCAGCATCAGTCTTAGAGTCAGTCAGGTATGCAATATTTGCCGTTACTGTGGTGTAACCCACACGCTCAGGTTGTTTGAAGACATTGAACGTGAATTGATTACTAGCAACCGTGCTGATTGTACCAGCAGCACTGTAGACACTGTTGTTGACGACAATCTTGTTATAGTCATCAATGTCAATATTCTCATCAATAGTTTTTACACTGCTGAGAGAATTGACTCGATAATACAGAATCTCTGGTGCATCTGTATCCATTGCAACAGTTGCTGTTGCGTTAGCATTTCCAGCAACACCGCTGTAAGTTACCTGAGGATCAGTAGTACCCGAACCAACAAATTCCTTACGGAATTCTGGGTCTAAGAAGAACTGAATTTTGGTGTCCACCATGCTCGCATCGGAGACATCAAACTCAAGCGTGTCGCCACGAGTGACATCAATTCGGGGATTAGCAGAATTGCCGATACTTACAAAGCGACTGCCGGGATCATAGACTAGGGAAACAGACGACGTTGCCGCTGAAACCACAGTCATATCAATATTATCAAGAGGTCGCAGAGTATGATCATCTCTGGTTGTGACCAAAACATTAGTGGTACTAACCTTACCAGTTACAGCATCTCTGTCAGTCAAGAACAGGTGTGTATTACCAATACCAGTTTGATCTGGGTAATACATGATTCTTGCTTCAGCAGAACTGATACCGCTGTAAGTTGTAACAATACCGATAGTGTTCTGACTCAGCACCTGAACATACAGATCAGTTTCAGGTACAGGTGAAGTCCAACCACTATCTGTTCCACCAGCACCTGTGGTGGGTTGATAGTTCAGTCGCGTGCCATTTTCAGACTTGTATGTGATCTTATCACCAGTCTCAAACTCATGCCTTGGGACAAAGATTGACCGTGTAGGAATAGTCTGCTGTCCGAAGTCAACAGTATCAATGGTGTGATTGTTTACTGCACCATAGGAGAGACCAAGACCAACTACATTGCCAGCGTCAAAGTAGACTGTGTAGTTCTCTGGTGTAGCAGGAATATATTCAAGATCGAACTCGAACCTGGTGGGAAGTTGTTTGATAGCAACCCCAAATGTATGTGCTGCTGCAACAGTACCATTGAACTCACGAATCAAATCAAGTTGGTTCTGGAGTTCATCAACCCCAAACACTTTCATTTGCTCGTCATCTACCTGGACAATATCATTGACATTGAATACGTTGACATTATCAGCAAGACGAACACTGGTAGTAAAACCAGAATTGGCGTTGATCGTTTGTAGTGCCGTTACAATACCTGATGTTACCTGAGGTACCCTAATTTGGTGGATACCTTGCAATTGAATGTGTCGCTGTGAACTAACATCACTAACTTTCACGAATGAGTTGTTATTCAATCCGTGAGGTACTGTGCTGATACCAGTTACTACTCCTTCTTTGAAAAGGAATTCAATATCATCAAGTTCTAATAGGGTAGACTCAATATCAGTAGCAACGGGTCCAACAATTTTCGCAACTCTACCAATAGCACCAAATCCTTGAGTGCCATTATTATCAAATACTAAGTTATCATCAACGTTGTACTCTTCACCACCATCAACGATCTTGATCCTTTCAACGGGACCTTCTTCTGTTGAATAAATTTGTGATTGGATTAGAGTTCCTTTATTAGAGTTTGAGATGAACTCATACTCATCAATGTTATATCCTCTAGTATTCTTGACCAGACCATATTGAGTGGGATCCTGACGTTGGTCGAAATCAAACTCAAAGTTTTTAGATTCTAATTTGGAACGATATGTTTCTCCCACAACATAGGGGAAGATGGGAGTTCTACTCTGGTTGAAAGGATCTCCAGGGTTTGCAACCAGATTAGGAGATACTGTTGTGTAATAAGCGTAGACGCCATTCGGATACTCCGGAGTAACGGCAAAACGACCATTGTGCTCATCTAGGTCTCCATAACCAGGCACATACTTGTAGTCCTCTACAAAGAACCCAGCAGGGAAGTTGAGTATGGGAGGACCATCAAAACGTTGTCCAGTTACTTTGATGTAACTAGATTCCATGTACTTCAGAGCACCACCATTGGTTCCCTCAAAAGCATATGGTCCATAGATGGGGTTGCCGTCATAAGCATATCCCAAAATAGGAGAGTGGGTCTGACCCTCATCTCCGAGATAGTCCCGAAGTTTACGGGAAGGGTAATAGTTTACGTAAGGGAGACCATATCCTGCCTCACGTGGATTGGTGTAATATCCATCATCAAGACCAACCTGACCCAGTTTTGCATAACGATCAACAGCATTGACATTCCATTCTTTCAAGTTTGCCGAAAGAATGCACCCTGAACCAGGAGTTCTTGCTTTTGCAGTGGTCTGTCCTTGGGTGTAATTTACACCCTTGTAAATCATGATGATATCTTTGATTTCGCCATTTTCAATGACTGCCTTTGCTTTGGCACCAATTCCATCACCACTGATTTCAATATCAGGTAAATTGAAGTAATCTTGTCCACCCGCTTTGACAATGATAGATTCGACTCTACCATTTACAATAAACGGTTGAAGGTATGAGTTCTTACCCTCAATTACAGTGACATCTGGACGGAAGTTATCGTTGATAACAGTAGAACCAAATTTAGTTCCTGCTTCAGTCACCTGAACGCTAGTAATCTTACCCCTCAAAATAGGAGTGGCAGTGGCATTTGCTGTAGTAATGCCCTGGCGTCCAACAATGTTGATGAAGATTGGAGGGTCGCCTAAGATATGATCTCCACTACCATCATTGATGAGTGAGACGTATGACTCACCAGTATCCACCGTTGACAAGCGGAATCTATCTTTATCAAGTCTCTGACAGAAGTAATCCGTGCCTTCAGTCAGACCACCAATATCACCACCATCTGGAGAAGCATATCGGATCTCATCATTGTCTACAAATCCATGATCTGGATAGAAGAAAGCATCAATAAACGTGTTGATACCAACAGTACCAGATGAGAACTGCAGTTTTCTATTGTAGAAGACACCAGGTTCTTCAATATAAATTTTGTCTAATTTGTTTCTTCTTTTTATAGTTGAGAATTGATGGGTTCCGGCACCATTTGAATCTAGAGGAATAGTACCAATCCCTGCCAGTGCCTTCTCAGGTGACTCTGACAGCATGATCTCGAACTCATCCTTGACCACCACATAGTAAGGGTTACCATCAATCAGGTTGCCTGGCGTAGTTCCAATACCAACCTCAGTAGTACCAAAACTACTGTAAATTACTGCCTCACCATGCTTCAGTCCATGGGGGTTAGGGAATGAGAAACGATCTTGCTCTGTATTTACAACTCCTCCTGCAGAGGTGGCATCGAATGTTACTACTTGAGGAACGATCTTTGTTTGAGGTCTAATAACACAAGAACCCTTGTGGTTACCACCTTTGATGCTAACGAGAGGTGTCTCTTGATAATCCACACCCTCAGTATCCACTAGGATGTCCTCTAAGGTGCCTTGAACCAGTGCTACACAAGATGCACCTAATCCAGTATGATTGGGTTGTGTAAGGGACAGGCGGGGAGGATTAGCAATATCATAATCATCACCTGAATTTAGAACATCTACGCTCCTGACTGCACCATAAAATACTTTTTCAGTAGATTTGTACGAGTGAATTTCTACGCCATTCGCAAACAAACCGATGCCACCTGCTTTGGTTGCATCTTTTTCTCCATCACCAAATTCAGGAACCGGGAATTTGCGAAGAAGTTTTTGGGAGTCATTATCAATTCCATAGAACTGAGTGGGCGTAAAGTGCTGCTCAGTCTGCCTATTGGAGTCGTCAGTGGTGATACCTACAACATAGATGCCGTTGCGAACATTCTCTAAAGTGAGTGATAATGAGAATTGGTTACCATTTAGACGTTTGACATAGTAAGAATCTCCCTCAATCAGGTTATCTAAAGCAACTCCATTTGATGCTTTATAGGTAACAATGTCACCATCTGCAAAATGGTGATCATTCAGATTGATGGTCGTGCCTGGAGTTTGCAGATAGGGGAACACCTCTCGTACCCGCTTGGAAGCAGCCATATCCCAGTGTGGGATACTGTTAGATGCAACATAAACGGCATCTCCATTATCTCGATAAGTTGCCTGGACATCAGCAGTATGTCCATCACGAAGTTTGATATTGCGACGAACGAAATAAACAATATTAGGATCTAGTGTTGTCGTAGTGACAACCACAGAACTATCACTCAGGATAGTTGAGATTGTGGCAGTTTGAACATTATTATCTGGATCTACAACGTCTAGAGTATCACTTTTATAGTAGTCATGGGTCCTACTAAAATCTAACTGATACTTACCCTGTCCAAGACTCTTCCATCCCAGAAGAGTATGCTTAGATGCAGAGTTTTGGATCCAAGTAGCAAACCTCAGGTCAGTCTCATTATTACCAATTTGCTTGACATTGATAATACTTTGACGCTGTTGGTTTTCAGAGTATCCACTGTAAGATGCAAGAATACCAACAATCTCCACCTCTACTGGCAGGGAGAGGTCTCCATTCTCATAGGAGAGTGCAGTCAATCCCGCAGTAACAGTCGCACCAATAGCAATCTGTGAGGTAGTAGAATTGATCCCAATAAATTGAGTGTAGTTGCTATTGGTATATGGATAAACCTGCCCTTCTAGGGAGAAGAATCCTGATGTATCAAAACCAACCGTAGAATCAACGTCGAGAACCGTTGCGCCGGAAGGGATCTCACGGGTCACATAGGTCTTGTTTATCTGGTTGAAAGTTCCAAGTGTTGTACCCTTGGAAAGGGAGATTTTGTAGTAAGTAGTGACTCCAACGATAGAAGATTCAACAGCGTATACAGAAGCAGAAGTTCCATCACCTTGACTGATAGTTTGTCCTTCAATTTTTAGTGCATCGCCACTTTTGCCTTTAGCGAGCAGCACATCATTAGTCAAATAGTCCGCAGCAGACGGACGAATCATATAACGAGCAGGTTGAAGCATCTCAACCTCTTCACCATACAAGGCACCAAAGAGGATTTTGAAAGATTCTTCAGTACCTTTCGTTCTATAGAAATCTTTTGCTTGGCGAATAAAATTATTCTGATTGACCTTCTCATTCAAAGGACGTTCAGAGAATCCAGGCAGAACCTGCTTCTTGAGTTTCTTGAGGAAGGAATGTAAGAATCTATTACTAAGGTTTTGAACCTTAGCACCAAGACCATGGGTAGAAATCCCAGTGCTAGTGAAAGTTAGATATTCAGGTTGATTAGTTTTATGGTTATTTTCAATTCCACTGAAACCACGCTTACATCCAGTAAATGAAGTTGTTCCAATACCAGTGTATGTGATTATCTCATTATCAATCTTCAGCAGACCCCACGATCCAGGCCACCCTTTGGTTGACCCCACGTAAATCGTGTCATGATAACCCTCAACATATTCAGTAACCGTGGTAAACCCGGTCAGGTTATTATTGCTCAGTACGTCAAGACTTTTATACTCTACCAGATTCTCAGCAATATCAACCGGTCCCCCTTGATACTCTTGGGAGAGGTAATACTGCTTCATGAATTCGCCAAAAAGCGGATTCTCTGTATCAATCGATTCAGGAATCTGACTTTCGACTACCTCATGAATTTTTACTCGGGTAAGAGAAGTCTCAATCACTTGTATTAGTATCCGCTAGATTGTGGTGCTGAATATGAACTTGATGATGTAGTGGATGATGTAGTAGCTGACACACTCGTAACTGTTTTAGTAGTCACGATGGGGGTAGACGTAATCAACTTACTGTTAGGACTGTGAGAAGAACCGGTCATCTTAGTCCCATCCGCCATAACGTGGAATGCGCCAAAGTATTTTTCACCATTGACATAACCAATAAGTGTAGAACCGGCAGTAGTAGTTATAATGGTTCCACGAACCCTCTTATCAGGGAAGTAACTAGATTGTGAGATGAACCTAGAACCAGAACTGTTATTGCCTGTTGCAATACTGTCTACACGCATGAAGACATTACTCTTTGCCACATCAAACGAGAGATACATCTCATTCTTGGCAAGAATATCATTAGACTGAGGAATTGCCTCAATTTCAATAACATTGTCGGGTTCGAGGGTAGAGGTAATATTGATTGTCTCCAAAATAACCTCACCCTTCATATAATCAATACGACCGAATTTAGAGTTGATTACTTGAACTCTGTCGTCATCAAGGATTTGGAACAAGAACAGATCACCTTGAGTCTCATCAATCTTATTATCAGAGAAGTAACATGTTCCCACCACACCAGATACGTTGAATCCAGTTGATTGGATATTGTAAGAACCTTTGTTGCAATAGAAAGGATTTAGGAAACAAATTTCATATTGTGCAAACTGGTTGATTTTTGCAACCAGGTTACGACGCATCCTGACGAGAGTAATATTGGAAGTAATAGAAGTATCTACACCATCAATGGTTGATTGGATGCCACTGTACTTGAATCTACCACTGAAACGATTGATTTCACGCCCTCCACCGTAAAGGGTCAAGGCACTGATAACGTTTGTCTTCAGATTATCAACATCCCCAATAAAGTTGCTGTTGTAGTAGACATAGGTATCAATCTCAACAAACAGGAAACTAAGATCTACAAAGGATGGGAGAATACCTGCGATTGAGTAATCCCGCAGAGATACTAGAAGTTGCTTCTTTGTCAAATCTGACAAGAAGAAACCATTCTTTGGTTTAGCAGCAATGAAGACTCGACCATACTGGGGAGGATTCAACTCCTCACCCCCGTAGGCGGACACAGACTCGATGTTTGGATAAATGGAGGGTAAGATTGCCTCATAGTCATTTGCCGTCACAGCGCGGTTCTGGGCGGCATACATGCGGGGTGCATAATACTTGACACTCTCCAAAGACTCAATACTGTCGCCATTCTGAGAGGGTGTGTCAGTAAACAGATTGGCACTAAACCCACTCTCAGTCAAACCATCCTGATCTTTTAGAGTGCCGACAAAATTGAAGAATCGAACACCATTTCCTGCCCTACCATTGGTCTTGATATAACCAACGGTAACTATATTACCTGACTGAAGTTTTTTGCCGAAAACATTGTCACCGAAAAGAATTTCATATTTCTCGTCGGTAGTTTCTTGTAGCAGGTAAATGTTAGATGTTGAAGTAATACCGATGATACTTTCAACTAGACTGTATTCAGTTACAGTGTTATCGGATGAACTATTCCTTACCTTTACTGTAATCGTTGATGTATCAATACCATTATTAGGGAGAATAAATCGCTGATTAGGAATTGAGTCGTTTACAGTAAATGAGTTTTCAAGATATTGACCTTGAAAAATTTCAACCGAAGCACCTGCCTCAGTGTCATTAGCAGGGAAGGTAACAGTTTCTGGTACGGAGAAGATATAATTTACATCAGAGACAGTGCCGTTAGCAATGACTCCAGGAGAGATACTGACTGTCTCAGTGGTACTTGGAAGTTGGGAAATAGAAATATCTACGACCGCACGCGCCGCCCGGACAGAGCGAGGTACATAACCAATATTACGAGCAAGAGATACAACATTTTCCCTCAGCGTAGCGGAGTCGATGAATGTCTCATTCACCGCCATATTGGTGTTGTAGGCGGTGCTATATGAATTATACGCTAACAGATTGATTAGCATTGAGAGGTTAGACCCCTCAAAGTCCATATCTGTGAAGTTTGAGTTCTCCCTCAGATAATCTTTGATTGAGGTCTTGATGTCCTCAAAGTTTAGATTTGTAAATTGTGTTAGTGCCATTATAGCCTAGTAGGTTCAAGGATGAATGATACACTTTGAGATGGGGCGTTTTGTCCAACAATATCGTAAGAAATTGTCACCTCAAGACTGTTTGCGTCTGGTTCAGAAATAACATCAACCCGAGTCAATTTCACTCTAGGTTCAAAGTTAGTAATTGTTGTTTCAATCTCAGTTTTGATTGGATCGACAAAATCGCCGTCCGCTAGTTCAAAAAGAGCTCCCGTAATCCTAGTTCCCAGTAGGTTATTGAAGAAAACTTCGCCTAGTTGGATACGTACCAGGTTTTGTACAGATCGCTTGATAGCGTCTTCATTCTTCAGAGGAATGATATCATTAGTAACTGGATGCCGTTTGAAAGACAGTGAAATGTCCTTGAATGGCAGCGATGTTCTCTGAAGAGGCACTGCGCGACCTAGTATTTCGTGATGTATTTATTTAGAGCATGAAAAAGGGGGATCAATGATCCCCCTAGTATTAGTCTTCATCTCGACCGACATACACGACATCTACACTCTCTGGATGCGGTGTTCCTGTCTGATAGAACTCATCCGCTAGATCTTGAGTATATTCTTCCATCTCCTCTTCATCTATATTGTGGTGAATTAGATGACCTTCCACGAATATATCGTATCTGTCCATATCTAGCGTATTCATTTGATATATCTATAAAATCAAATGATTCTAGTCTTCTCGTGTCCAACTCGACACTTAGGATCACACCAGATCTCGAACCCTGCTTTCTTAGCATCAAGGCAGAATGAAACGTCCTCTCCACACATGTCCTGGACTTCACCAGACTCAAAAACCTGCATTTGTGGTGCAAACCAGGGGTACTTCATCATCTCGTGTTCAAACACACCATACTTGATCAACAACCAACCGAAACCGGTGTAGTCAACAGTAAATGGTTTGCGACGCTTCTGAATACCA